ATGGGTACACCACACAATGAGGCCGCCCAGGGGGCGTTTGCAAAGACCGTACTGATGCCCGGAGACCCACTGCGGGCCAAATTCATCGCGGAGCATTTTCTCGACAGCGCCAAACTGGTCAACAATGTCCGGGGCGTACAGGGCTATACCGGTACCTACCGGGACACGCCTGTGTCCGTCATGGCCTCAGGCATGGGCATGCCCTCCATGGGCATCTACTCTTACGAGCTGTTTCACACCTACGACGTGGACAACATCATCCGCGTGGGCAGCGTGGGCTCGATCTCTCCCCGGCTGAAGCTGCGGGATGTGGTGCTCGGCCAGGCCGCCTGCACCGACTCCAACTACCCCAGGCAGTACGGGCTGGACGGCACCTTCTCTCCCATCGCGGACTTTACGCTGCTGGAGAGCGCCGTGTCGGCGGCCCGCCGCCTGGGCGTGAAGACCGCCGTGGGCAACCTGCTCAGCTCCGATGTCTTTTACCGCCGGACGGAGGATACTCTGGCCTGGGGCCGGCTGGGCGTGCTGGCCGTAGAGATGGAGAGCGCGGCCCTTTACTGCAACGCGGCGGAGGCCGGCAAGCGGGCTCTGGCCGTCTGCACCGTTTCGGACAACCTGCTGACCGGCGAGGCCCTCTCCACCACCGAGCGCCAGACCTCCTTCACCCAGATGATCACCCTCGCCCTGGAGGTGGCCGTGGACATGGCCGCCCGGCGCGCGTGAACGGGCGTGGAAAGAGCCGCCCATCGGGGCGGCTCTTTCCACGCGAAACAATAAGGGAGGACATAACCCCTGTGGGTCATGTCCCCCGCTAATCTGGTGGACGATACAGGACTTGAATTGTAATCTAACTATTTTCGTGAGTAAATAGCCGTAAAATGGAGCTTATTCTCTAGCCTTTAATCTTGGAAGATTCAATAGTTGTAAAGGGTAGTAAAGTTCGAGATATCGTCTAAAGGGTATTTTGAAGGGTCAAAAAGGGTCACGGCTTTCCCCTCTTGTCACCTGTCGGATTTTATGATATTCTGTCCGTGGCCCTCTTTTGAGGGCTTGGCGCTGCACAAGACGGCGGGCGGTTAGTCACACAACCCCGAAAGGGGGTGACGCCATGCGGATCACATTACATATCGGGCGGTTCACCGTTACGATTATTGTGAAAAGCAGAAACCGCCACCCTGGCCGGTGACGGTTTCCATTTGGGAATTTAGTTAACTGCTTGGGCTAACCGCTTGCCGCAGCGCCCTTTCTATATTCATTATAGGCCACCACGGCCACCATGTCAAGCCCTGGGCGCTATGCCTGGGGCTTTTCTTTTTCTAGCCCCTCAGAGGCCGCAGGAGCGCCATTGTCCCGCTCCATAGCCTCAGATATAGCCCTGTTCACAAAACCGTTCACGCTCTCCCCACGGGCTTCTGCGTGGGCTTTTATGGCCTCCTTCTGGCCTTTGGGAACCGTTAATTCCATTCGGTCATAGTTTGCCTTTACATATTTGTGTACGGCCTTCTGCTGCGCCTTTGATACTGCCACGGTGTTTCCCTCCTTCCTGGGGCGCGGCAAATGCCGACACCTCCTCCATTATGGCTTTATTATAGCGCAAAAATCTACTCCCGTAAATAGTAAATATAAATAAAAATATTCCCGTAAATATATTCACTATGTCAATAGACATATTCCCGTAAATATATTATAATACATAATGTCAAGAGGGACAGGCGAAGGTGGACGGATAAAACTAAGACCACCACAGAAGAGCGGGACGGGATATGGTAAGTCACCCCCGGGAGGGTGCGCATAAAGCCCACCGCCGCCGGAGCGGCCCCCCAATAACTACAGGAGGTCAATACCATGAGCACCAACGAACTGAACACCACCGCAAAGGAGCTGCTTAGTATCCGTTCCATGATCGCGGAGCTGGAGGCAGAGGCCGAAGCCCTCACCGACAAGCTCAAGGCCGCTATGGTGGAGCGAGGGACAGAGGCCATCCAGGGCGACGGCTGGAAAGCTACCTGGAAGAACGTGGTTTCTAGCCGCTTTGATTCCAAGAGGTTCAAGGCCGACCATGCAGACCTATACGGCCAGTACAGCAAGCAGACCACCACAACCCGCTTCTGTGTGGGAGCATGAGAAAGGCCCCCATATCCCAGCCGACCAAAGCAAGAGGATATAGGAGCCGATAACCACCCCGGAGGGGCTATGGTGACAGTTTATCATAGTCCCCTCCGCAAAATCAAGAAGGGGGACGGGGAAATCCTCTTGACATTTCTTTGTAGCTACAATATAATTAGATTGTACCCACAGAGAAAGGAGGGGAAATATTGGGTATCAAAAAAGGCACAAAGCTAACAGACACCCCAAAAGACCACATGCTCCGCGTAAGGATGGACAAGGAAACCCTTGAAAAACTGGACGCGGTATGCGAGGAAAGGCACGAAAGCCGCTCCGAGGTAGTCCGAAGGGGTATTGAAAAGCAATTTGCCGAAATAAAGAAATGAGGACAACCGCCCTCCCGACCAAGAGCTGACGGTTGCCCTACTCACCAAACACCCAGGGGCTTTTCTACCCTCTGGAGGCTGGCTAAATCTATTATAGCTGTCCTCCGGGTGAAAATCAAGGAGGAAACAGCATGAGAACCACAGCAACCATATACACCCGGCGCTTTACGGTCACAATCCGGGACGAGCGCACCGGGGCCGAAATGCAGGACTATATCACCCTGGACAAGGCCCAGATTCAGGCGGCCCAGCTTGTGGGTCTGAGCTCTAAGGAGCTTATCTTAGATCACTACAACCGCCACGGATTCCGGGTACTGGACATCGGCAAGGCCGAGAAAGGGCGGATTGAAGTGGAGCTTTCCGGGGGAGGTGTGGGCCATAATGGAACGTGAATACTGCGCGGCGTGGCCGCAGGAACTCAAAGAGGCGGAGCAGCGGCGCTACCGGGCCGTCTGCCGTGTGAAGATGCTGGAGGCACAGCTTGACCGCATCGGCCCCGAGGAGTTCGACCAGCTCATGGAGCAGATCGAGGCGGCACAGGCGGAGGTCTACGAGGCCGGGGGCGATGTGCTGCGGCTGAAATGGAAGTTCTACAACGGCGCCGAATGGCAATAAGAAAGGCCCCTTGCATCAACGCCGACCAAAGCCAGATGCAAGAGGCCCACACACAGGCCCAGGGGGCCCGGTATCTATAGTGTACCACGGCCCCCTCCAGATTTCAAGATGGAGGAGATACCAATGGAGACAATACACACCGGGGCAAGCCATGATGTCAAAGTGTTCTATGGCTACCCCGGAAAGAGTTTTTTTAGCCGCAGTCTGATGACTGGTGAATATACCATCTATATATCCGTGGATTCCACAGATCCGGGAGCTGTTATAGATCTGGCTCTGGAATATATCAGAAGCCACCAAAAGGAGGTGGCGGTATGATTACCTTTCCCACTACACCCGAGGCGTTTATAGCCTATCAGGAGCAGCTTGCCGACCGAAAGTTGGCAGAGCACGAGCGGGAGGCCATAGCCGCCTGGGTGAAGGTGTTCAATTTAGTTTATGAAGATGGACTGAAACAAGACCACGATACTCTGATGAAGGCTCTGGACAAGCTGGATGAACTTATGGCCCGCCATAAAGACCGTGCGGGAGTACATAAATTTGCCGAGGCTTGCCGGATTTGGATGATGGAAGCATGGAGACAAGGAGCAGAAAGGAGCGTTTCAAAATGACTGACATTATAACCGCGCTGTACCACGCCGCCAGCAGCGAGGAGCCGGACACGATGGACGGCCCCAGCCTGTGCGACTACTACCAGCGCAGGGAGGAGACAGAGCAAACCCGCCGTGCCCTGGTGGACGCTGTGGGCGACGAGGTGGACGTGGACAGCTACGGGGTAGCTATGGAGTGCCAGGGGTTTATAAATGGCTTTTCTATCGCGCTGGACATGCTTAAATAAATAAAAAGGGGGACGGATTACCGTCTCCCTTTTTAGACAAGCCAACTCAAGAAGTGAATAGCCGTTTTTCGGCTTGTTTGTATTATATCGCTGCTGATGTATTCTGTCAACAAGGGGTAACGGTTGGGGCTCCAATTCTGATTGTATACCCCCCAGGGTATGCTTTTTCTGGTCAATTGCTAATTGTAATCACCATTTTTCTTTAAAATACAATCTGTAATATATATTAAACATTCTTTCTTTTTTTGGGGGTAATCATTGTGGAGAGAATACAGCACAGTGTTTCCACAATAGGAAAAGTGGAATCGAACTTGAAAAACACCCCCCCACCTCAAGTTAAAGAGGCAGGGGGGGATTAAACTTCTATCGGACGCGCTGCGCTTCAATCAGCCAATGCGCTTGTTGTAGTTCCACCACGTCGGAAATGGATACGTTGTAAAAGGCGGTTGATTGTCCCATCTCGTCCAGGCTCCAAAAGGACAGCGGGCGCTGTTGGAGGTCGAATCCATGTTGAAAGCATGCGCCGCCTGGGCAGAAGGTCATACGGTTATGCTGGACGTGTGCAATTGCCTCGCTGGCCGCCTCCTGAAAGCTAGAGTAGTTATAGGCTTTAAATGCTCTCTCTGGGATGGCGATTAACAATGTATCTTGGCTCCCCTGCTTCACCAACGGCTTAAAGCATATATTTTTACCATCCTTGGGCTGCTGGGTGCCAAGCTGTGCTTTGCCATCTGAAATATGCTTTATCGCCTGTTCTAAAAACTCCACAGCCTTTTGCTCGGATACGTGATCAATAGCCGTTTGAAGTTCGGGCGTAATCTTCCATACCATGTAAATCAGGCCTCCCCTCGCATCGTGCGCCGCCGACGGGTACATTCATGGCAGTAAACGACTGTATTCTCCAGATCGTTGTGACCATCAGACAGTAGGCCAACAATATCCACTTGATGCACCTCATTGCAATCCGGGCAAAGTGTATAGACGTTTGTATTTGTCAGCTCATAAAATTTCTTTCCGCATTTTACCAAAAACATAATTTTTCACTCCTTGATTTTTTTATAGATTGCGGTATAATAAAAATATGCTTTCTGCTATCCGCTTGTATCACTGTCTGTATGTGATGCAGGCGGTTCCTTTTTTCTGTAGAGCGCTATCCAGTCCTCAAGGCGCTGCGTCACCAGCCAGCCGGAGCGGTTACGCCTATGGAACACGGTGGGCGCTCCATCCTGAAACCGCTCCGCGTCCCGGACGGCCTGGGCCATAGCCTCCGGTACATTCAGCCGCTCGTTGCGCTTGCACTCAATATGTATGTGGGGTAGCCCCACAAGGTCGGGTGTGGCCCCGTAGCTCACCGCCTGCCCTGGCTGCACGTCGTAGCCGTACCCCTGGAGGAGCCGGGCAAGCTCCAGCTCACCCGCCCGGCCCTTGCGCTGAGATTTAGATCCCATCAGCTTCTACCCCTGGTTCATGTACTTCAACGCCAATGATTTTCCCGCGCTTGGATCTCTGTATGGTAATGGGCTTACCATCATAAGCTGCACACAGCAGTTTATCCAACAACTCCCATTCATGCTTGTCCATATAATTCTCATTCTCCTTCCATTTGCTTCAGTTCCTGGTTGACCGTTTTTGCTGTGCGTATGTTTCGTCAACTTCGACCACTTAGACCACTCATTCCCCATCGGTGGTCGAAGTTGACTAATCTATACCCTAACAGAAACAGTCCACTATTGCCTAAAACAGTCAACCTGCTCCACTTCGCTATCCTCTATGCGCTGAATTACAAACCCCTTGCACGACTGCCCGTTCTTCTTCACAGATCCAACCTTCAAAAAATACCCATCATCAGACAGTCTTTCTTTAATTGCGTCTAGCGCTCGTTTCGGCTGTTGGCCTCCGAAAATTAAATCCCCATGTAGATTTTTAAATTCCTCGTAGGAAAATCGTGTGGGAACAAATTGATTTGCAGACGATTCCAAAGCCTCTATAAGTGCATTGTTTGAGGCCGAGTGCTCTTTATCTCCCTGTATGATCTCCCACGGAGTAGACCGCCGCCGCGCCGCTGCCTCCAAAGTCTGCTTTGTGATTTCTGAGAATCCATCCCAAACCACTCCACCATCATCAATCCTATACCGGATAGACTTGCCATAGGCGGCATAGTTGGTCTTGGTATGTACCATCACTCGGCAATCTTCATCTACATCATCAAAGATTACCCGGAAAGCGGAACGGGAAGCGTTGATAAAATCACTAGAACCCGTGGCGGCGTTATTGGCGTTATCGCCTTGAGCCCGCTTGTTGACGTGAGAAACAAGAATCATAGAACATTGGCATTTCTTTGCCAGGTGGGACAACTTTTGGAATACTGGCCGCAAGGCGTTTACTCGGTTGATATCCACCCCCGCCCCAAGAAAGGCGTGCCAGGGGTCTACAATGACCAGGGCCGGGGAATAGGTTTTAATCGTGGCCTCAAATTCATCGTATTCATCGGAAAAGCTCATCCCAAGAGAATCAGAACAATCCAGAATCATGACTCTATCTAAGTCAGCTCCAGACCGCGCAAGCCTTTTCCGCAAGATCTCCCCGCTGTCCTCGGCGGAGATCATTAGAACATTTTGCCCCCTCCCGTCAAATTCGTCGCCGGGCAATGCTTTCCCAGTACTTACCGCTGCCGCAATCCCGCAGCATAGGATTGTTTTGCCTGTTCCACCGTCCGCCATCATTACGCTATAGTCTCCAATGGGAAGGTATGGATACCATAAAAACTGCGTATTGTCCTCCCCAAATGCAGACGCGGGCTTTGCGCTTCTGGCTAAAGTGGGCGGCTCCCATTGTGGCGTTGTGCTGATAAGCTGCGCAATCATGTCGCATGATTTCTCCGGCCCAAACTGTGCTATAAGGTCGGATATGTCCCCCTTCTCCGGCGCCTTCGGCCATACCTGGGACAAGTCCAGCACCTGCACACTGGAGGCCACACCATGGAGGGCGGCGGCGGTTTCCTGGGCATAGTCCTTGCCTATTTTGTCGTTGTCCTGGAAGATGCAGACAGGGAGGCCCTTTAGCTGCTCGGTGTACTCCGGCCTCCATTTCCCATGTCCCGCTCCATCCTCTCCGCTGGCGGCATTATACCCCAGTTTGTGGAGGTTGTCGCAATCCTTTTCCCCCTCGGCCACAAAGACAGCTCCGGCCAGTTCTCCGGCTATGTAGAGGGAATGAGGGGCGGTTCCCCGGCCTTTCTGCCATGTGCCGCCCTCCATGTGGAACCAGCACCCATATTTTGAACCGTCACCCCGGCGATACATGACCTTTTTGACCTGTCCGCCTGGGTATATATGCTCCCGCTCGGCCTGTCCATAGTCCTGTCTCCTGGGCGGCTCCTGGATATTAAATTCTTTTTTCATCCACTCCACCGCTTCAACATTTGATATGCTAAGATACTTCGATATAAGGTCAACAGCGTCCCCATGCTCACCGCAGCCGAAACACTTCCAGCCATCGGCGTACACCTGCAAACTGGGGTTTTTGTCCCCGGCATGGAGAAAGCACCGCGCCTTGTCTTGTCTGTTCAGCTCCAGCCCCAGGCGGCGGGCTACTGTGCGGCAATCTTCCCGCTTTAGCTCTTTGAAGTCGACCGCCACACATCACACCCCCGCCCGGTCTATTGCTTCCGCCGCCCTGTGGCGCACGCAGGCGGCCCGTTCGTGCTCGGTGGCGGGTATGGCGTTATCCGCCAGAATGGGCCTCCCTTCACGCCGCTCCCGCTCGATCATCAGGCGCACCGTGCGCCCGTCCAGGCCCGTCAACTTCTCCAGCTCCCGGCGGGGTATCGCGTTCTCGCGCCCGTGGCTGAGAAGATCCGCAACTTTCCGTTGACCACCGGGGCCGTTAGGGGTAAACTGAGGTTTGGAAGTGGTGTCCGCCTGCATAGCCGACCCCGTTTCCACTGCCCGTCCTAGTGCGCCAACACTGGGGCGGGTTTTATTTTCCCTGTTCATACTGTGCTCACCTCCGTCTGCTTCTTTACCCACTCCCGAAGCCCGTCCACACTGACCAGAGTTCGATTACCCAACTTGAAGGCGGGGAATCCGTCTTGATGTATGTACTGGTAAATCGTGGGCTTTGATACTCCCAGTAGCCTCGCTGCCTCTGGAGCAGAGACGGCCAGGGGTTCCAGCTTGTCCATTATTGTGCCTCCTCATTCTGAACGGCCTTCTGGGCCTTTCGCTCCCAGTACCGAAGATTATTGGCCCTAACCTTATCCTTGTTTTTCCGTCGCCATTCTCGCTGATAGGCTCGGCGCAATTCCAACGCCTTCTCCTCCAACTGCTTTTCACCCATGTTTTCGTTCTCCTTTCTCTTGACAATTTTGCATCTCTAGTGATATGCTTATGATACAAGTATGACAAATGATAAGAGAAAAGTCAATATCCGCAGATTAACATTCTTCTATTGTATATTATTAGAGAATTTGTTGGAGGGAATTGGTTATGAATAGAGCGAAAAAGGATGCTCCGCCGCGTTTTCCGGAGTTTCGGGAAGCTTTTCTTGAATTGATGGGGGACATGACGCTGGAGCAGTTTGCAAAAAAGCTCGGTATGTCTCGCGCTACTGTGGGATTCTATGCGGCTGGGCAAAGGATACCGGATGCACTTGGCTTGAAAAAAATTACAGAAACGTGCAATGTTTCGGCAGATTGGTTGCTAGGGATCTCAGATTATAAATATAAACAATTTGAGAGAATGACGGCTGCGGAATTAGGTTTATCCGAAAAAGCTATATTTGCTCTTACCAAAATAAAAGAAATGAATAATCATAGTAGCTCTATTGAATCGCTTAATTCTCTTCTCTCTATGGATAAATTTTATTCGCTTTTAGTCGATATATCACATTTGAAAAAAGCAATCGAAGATAACCTTAAGAAAAAAATCCCCGCGCCTTTTACAAATGAATCGAAGCAAGCAGAAATGATCAAAAGCAAGGCGGAGAATTTACTAAATCAAGGTGGCGGCTTGTATAAAGTAATAGATGAAACAGACTATCTTAAAATGAAAGAATACTATTTGCAAAGTGCCTTTTCAGAGATCGTTAATAAGGTCATTTTTGACAAAAATGAAACCTTAAAGCAACTGTTATCTTTAGAGCAGGGAATACGACTAGAGCCGTAATATTGAAAAAAACCGCCCCCGGTGCGACCAACACCAGGGACGGGCTATGAGGGGCAGTAAACTTGTGGGCCTACTGCTCCTCCATTCTATCACATGCAAAGGAGGAATTTCAATGGCAAGAAGGAGCAACACCAGAGCGGCCCAGGGGGCCGGGACAATCCGCCAGCGGAAGGATGGGCGCTGGGAAGCCCGATATACTGTAGGCCGTGATCCGGGCACCGGGAAGCAGGTGCAACGGTCGGTCTACGGAGCCACACAGCAGGAGGTGCGGAAGAAGCTGGCCCAACTCACCGCTGCGCTGGATGTCGGTACATACAAGGAGCCCTGTAAAATGACTGTGGGCCAATGGCTGGATATATGGGCGGCGGGCTACCTGGGCGGCGTGAAGCCCTCCACCGCTTTTCTCTATGGGGAGCAGATACGGCTACACATCAAGCCCGCCCTTGGCTCCGTGAAGCTGGAGGCGCTGAACGCTCACACCATCCAGGAGTTTTATAACAGTTTAGGGGCCGAGCGGGAGGGAAAGCGCAGCCTGTCCCCAAAGTCTATCAAGAATATCCACGGTGTGCTCCATAAGGCGCTCCAACAGGCCGTCAAGATTGGCTATCTCCGTTTCAACCCAGCCGACGCTTGCGAACTACCTCGGATCGAACATAAAGAAATAATCCCCCTAAGCGAAAAGCAGATTGCGGCCTTTCTCGCCGCCATAGAAGGACACCGGCATGAACTGCTTTATAAAGTGGCTCTATTTACCGGAATGAGAGAGGGTGAGCTCCTGGGGCTCATGTGGGATTGCGTTGACTTCGACCAGGGCACAATCACAATCAAGCGACAACTCCGCCGGGAACAGAAAAAGGGTGGACAATACTATATCACCACACCTAAAAACGGGAAAAGCCGCACCATCACCCCCGCCCCCTGGGTGATGAAGCTGCTGCGCACACAGCGGGCTAGGCAGGCCGAGCAGCGTTTAAAGGCGGGGCCACTATGGGAAAACACCGGGATGGTATTCACCAATGAAACCGGCGGCTATCTCTCATATCGCACCGCTTACGATTGCTTTAAGCGCATCGTCGCACAGATCGGAGCCCCTGCCACCCGGTTTCACGACCTCCGCCACACCTTCGCCGTAGCCTCTCTGCGGGCTGGGGATGATATAAAAACCGTCCAGGGCAATCTAGGCCACCACACAGCGGCCTTTACTCTGGACGTATACGGACATGTCACAGAGCAGATGAAGAAGGATAGCGCCCAGCGCATGGAGGGCTATATAAAGGAGGTTCTGAATCTGTAA